TGGGTTAAAGGTACTCATCTTTTGTCCTTACGTCATCTCGACGTTATGTGTAGCGTAATTATGCGTTATGGCGCATACAAATTATTAAACTAACCCGTGGTAAATCCGAATCATTTAACACCCAATGGTCAACGAGATTATTAAAACTAAATATGTTGCCCACAGGAGTAATAACAGATTGTCCTTCGTAGTTAAAAGATTGCTTATCATCGGATTCTAAAGGGATTAAATATTTATCTTTATAGTATTCCGCATGCCAGCTACCTTTATCACTATGACGATAAACTTGTTTACCGGCAGGAATACGAGTAATTAAAATACCACCAAATTCTGTTTTATGAATATCATGTTTTTCACAAATTGCACGGTTAATCTTAGCAATTTCATCTTTAAACTTCTGATCGTTAATATAAAAAACGCTATCGTGTTCATCATGAAATGCTAAAGGGTTCGATGGATTATAATTTTTAATATCATTATAGCGAACCCAGATATCATCAACTTCTCTATGTGGTGATTTAGACGATTCAGTACGTTGTTTAAATTTATTCCAAAGGAAATCATTCTCAGCAATAAATTGATTAATATTGCTAACATCCACATGAATACCGGTATTAACCATATTAGGTTTTCCGATAAGCACGTCATCTATATTTTTTGCATCACAAGTATCTGTAGCATGGATACATAGCCAAACCACTCTACCGTTAACCGCTTGAACGCTATGTTCAATACCTGCTTTAATTTCAATTACAGCGGGTGCGTAGTAGGTTTCTTGAGTATCACCTTGCCAGATAATAGCGCATCCTTCAACAAGAACGCTCATGTGGTCAAACGTATGCGCGTGTTGCTGTACTTCAAAGCCATCATCGATAATCACTTCTTTGGCATAGACTCCGCCAATAAAATGATGTGCTTGTATGTTAAGTCCGGTGATACTCATAAATACCTTGTGATGAAATTACTGTTCCAATAAACCCACAAACTGGCTTACCTACATTCATCACTATTTTACCAACTAATCGTTTAAATGTACTGCGATTTTTCACAATGCCAAATTGCTCTGCCATTTCATATGCCCATGCTTGAACAATATAAGCAAATAACGGGATATATATCGCATTATTACCCAAGAATTCAGTTAGTGGTTTTGCCCACGCATGATAGCCGATAAGGACTTCTGGATAAGCGTCTGCAATCAAATGCCCAAATAAAGTATCAGCATGGAATACATCATCTTCAAGATACCCGTATTCGCGCATTAAAGTACACATCACACTCATACCACCGCCTTCTGGAGCAGGGGGTTGAGGTGTTTTCCATGATGACATATCCTTAGCTTCAAATTCAAAAGGTTGTCCTACATAATTAATCATACCTACATTAGAGCCTCTATCTGCTAATTGTCTTTCATACTTAGCACGAGCAGAGTTCTCATGAGCTGTTTTTGACGTATTGACAAATTGCGCCAATAATTCTTGTGAATTAGGTGTCATAATAATTGTCCTTATTTAAGGCTTTAAAAGCTCAGCGGCTGTTTTTGCAGCATCGCTATTGTTTAATGTGACATTGGTTTTAATTGAGTTTAAACTACTGTTAAGAGATTTGTATCTTGCAATGGTATATGTATTAAGATTTTTTGCCTTAGCTTCTGCGGTAACGTCTGGGGTTAGTAACTGCTCACCTATAAACTTTGCAACATCAGCATCAGCAGCAGCTATATATGACCTTGCGTCTTGATCTACCTTTGTATCATTTTTAAATGAGTCCAAAATAAGTAGATTATCAGTTTTAAGATTTTCTATTTGCGTTAGAATAGTAGCATCTATTGTTTTATTTATCCTTTCTTCCTCAGCTAATTTTGCAGCCGCTTCTGCATCAGTTTTAGCTTTTGCAGCGGCGGTTTCTTTTGCAGCAACATTAGCTTTATCAGCGGCATCGGATAAATACTTGGCGCTATCAGCAGCCTCTAATGCCTTATTTTTTGCTAACTCAGTTGCTGCTAGTTTAAGCCTTGCCCCCTCTTTTTCAGCCGCAGTGGCGTTAACATTAGCAAGTGTAGATGCCGCGTCTTTAGCAGCCAAAACAGCCGCTTCTTCAGCTGCTGCCATATTAGCGGCTAACTTTGCGGCAACATCTGCATTAGTTTTTGCCAATTGAGCTGCAACACCCGCATCACTAGCGACTTTTGTAGCAGCGGCTTGTGCATCTACTGCGGTTTTAGAATCCGCTGCAACTGCGTCAGTAATTGCCTTTTGTATATTTAATGCTAAATTAACATTTCCATTAACTAACGCTAATCTAACTGCATTAGCATCTTTAGCACCTTCTTTCAAAGCATCCATTTGCGCCTGCAACATTGTTCGATAAGTGTTAGATTGAGCTAGTGTATCAGCTTGTGCCATAGCCGCCCATGTATCAAAGCCATCTTTTTGCTCTGCATTTAATATAGCATTATTGTCAGTTAATACTTTATTTAACGCATCAGCATTAAATTTATCAGCAGTTAGTTTATTGCTGACATCATACTGATTCGCATCTAATGTTAGTTTAGCTTGAGTGGTATTTAAAGTAACATTATTTCCCGTATCTGAAATTAATCCTTTAGATTTTAAATCAAGACCGGTATTAATTAATGTGTTTTTAGCAGCGGCATTTGCTTCATTAGCTTTTGCAATAGTTAGTGCATCAGCTTGTGCAATAGGTAAGGCGTTTTTAATAGCAGCGTCTTGTGCAAATCCTGCGGCAGCACCTGTATTGAGCATTCCTCTGCGCGATGATTGAAGGTTTGCCGCGTTAACTGCTTGTTGGATATAAGGATTATTCTTTGAAAGAAGTCCCGATAATCTATTGCTAACAAGTGAGTCTGGCGTTACGTTTACATCAACTGATTTAGCCGCATCTACTAGTTTTGCAATATCGGCAGCGGATTGAGTACCTGTTCTATCAACAATCGGTGCAACAACATCAGCAGCAGTAATCTGTTTTACATCCGATGTAGCAATTGTAGAGTAGTCTGGTTTTACAATTTTGGGAGTCCCATCCTCATTGTATTCAACATTTGTTGGCGTATTTTTCAACGCATCAGTAACCATTTCATCGGTTATATTTGCAGTAGATACTTTAGGTACACCATCAACATCTAACGTCACACCTAAATCTTTCGCGGTCAATTCACTGGGAAGTTTTGAACCAGTTAACGCGGCTAAATTTGAAGTACCTAATGCGCCAATTGAGGAACTTGTTAGCATCCCTGTACTACCAGTTCCACCTGTTGGTAATGCACCTAAACTGGTAGTTGGCAATGCACCTAAACTGGTAGTTGGTAATGCACCAGTCCCACCTGTTGGCAATGCACCTAAACTGGTAGTTGGCAATGCACCAGTTCCACCTGTTGGTAATGCACCTAAACTGGTAGTTGGTAATGCACCTAAACTGGTAGTTGGTAATGCACCAGTTCCACCTGTTGGTAATGCACCTAAACTGGTAGTTGGTAAAGCACCTAAACTGGTAGTTGGTAATGCACCAGTTCCACCTGTTGGTAATGCACCAATTGAAGAAGTGGTCAGCATGCCTGTGCCGCCCGTAGGTAGAGCGCTTGTTCCAGTAGTAGGTGTAGCACCTAAATCAGTTCCAAATCTTTTATTAATATCCGCATAAGTATTTGACCATTTTAAATCGTTAGCGACTTTATCGGCAGCAGCTTGGTCAGCAACGGCTTTATCGGCAACGGCTTGGTCAGCAATGGCTTTGTCGGCAGCGGTTTTATCAGCAACGGCTTTTTCAGTGGCGGCTTTTTCAGCGGCGGCTTGGTCAGCAATGGCTTTGTCGGCAGCGGTTTTATCAGCAACGGCTTTTTCAGTGGCGGCTTTTTCAGCGGTAGTTTTAATATCAGTTTGCGATTGGTTATACCCGACATAATTTCTATTAGAGGATAAGTTACCAATTAACTTATTTCTTTCGGCAACAAAAGTTTTATTATTATCATTTGCGCCCCCAGATAAATTCCAATTGATATTAGGGTCTTTTGCTAATAAATCAGTTGCCCAATCTTTTACTTGAGTATCCGCAACAGATTGGGGGATAGTACCTGTTGCAAGACCGTTATAAAATGTTGGATCAAAAACAGGTGTGCCATCGGGGTTTACAACTGATGCGTATTTGTCTGAATACTGTTTAGCTCTATATGCTACTGCGTCTGGGTGGGTACTGCTGCTATTAAAAGCATCCATCCAAGAGTCGTACATAGGTTTGTTAAGCCCTGTACCCACATAGGTAAATTGTGATTCTAGTGGTTTAGGCATATCTGTATATTTGATAGTCGCCATTTATTTATCTCCGTCCAGTAACATATTGCGACCACCATTGGTCAGCAGCGGCATTTCTATTGTCATTATAATTACCCATATTAACACCAGTTTGCTGATTAGTGGGGATTTGGAAATTCTTAAAGGCGTCCATAAACCCTTGCGTTGCTTGTGTACCAAAGGCTTGATTCTTGGTATCAACACCGCTAAGGATATTAGTTTTAAGCGCATCCGCACTGGTATTCCAATCCTTTAAGAAATTAGCATTTTGAGAAGTGAGAGCAGTTTGATTAGCTTGCAAAGCATCACTATAGGCTTTTGTATTAGCAACTTGCTGTGCGTCCAATGTTGTTTTCAATTGATCCGCAGTAATACCTTGAGGTTGAGTTTTATACCAATTAGTTAAATCAGTCGTAGTAAGAGCAGGAATGCTTCCTGTATTTATTGTACTGGGAGGACTTGTCGCAGCAGGAGAAGTTGCGATTTTATTAATATCACCTGTAGTTAATGCAGGTGTGCTTGTCGTTGCGATTTTATTAATATCACCTGTAGTTAATGCAGGTGTGCTTGTCGTTGCGATTTTATTAATATCACCTGTGGATAATGCGCTTTCGCCACCTTGTGTATTAAGTTTAGTGTTATCAATAACCGTCCCTGTATCCGCAACTTTAGCAGTACCTGTTCCACCTAAATTACCATAGGTTTTCCACCATGCCGCTTCGTCAGCCCGTGCCTTATTTGAGTTTGCCATCCAAATCAACGCATCATTAGTAATAGGTTTTCCATTAAACACCACTTTTGTATTTGGATTAGCTGCGACCTGTTTCACTGCCCCTGCTAAATCATCACCTGTATTCAAATAAAGAATTTCCATTTTTTTTCCTATTATCTATTTAGTTTTCTAGGCGTGTAATGAAGTACAACGCCCGATAAATTATGTCCTAAATCAATAGCCGAATTAGAGAAAACGACTAGACCAATGTTTGTTCCACTACCTTGTATGCGGATTTCTGGTTGAGAAACTATCTTTCCATCATAATAAAATTCATTCCATATTGCTTCATCCCAATAACCCCCTGCGCCTTGCAGTTCTTCATATTTAAGAAGATGCGTTGCAATAGAGGGATCAGCATACGAAAATTCAGGATTAAAGCGAATATACGAATAACCTACAGTTGAAAGTTCAACTTCAAGTTTTCTAAATCGTTTAATTGCTGAAGGTGATTTTACATTATTAAACGCTGTTCTGATATAGGCTTGAATAGGTTGCCCATCAAAAGATGATCCAGTATTGGCTACATAAACATAGCCATCTTCATCGCCAAGTAAAACAATATCTCGTCCACTGGCATCCTCACCACTCCATGCGTAACTAATATTAACTGGATAGGTTAATTCTGAAAATTCATGACCAGTGGTCGCAGCGCCTGTTTGCGTTACGCCCGAAGTCATTGTCATGATAATACCTGTACCGTCATTTGCATAAAAC